TCAACTTTTTAGCATAAGGAAAAACTGGTAATGTCTCGAAGAAGTTAGTACCTCTTAAATCTTTAATTGAAGTATCAAGTGTTATTTCACCTTGATCTTTCCAATGGTTTACTTTTCTGAATTCTGCAAGGGCTGAAAAGAAGTCTGCAATCACGCCATCCATATCTACATATATTTTACTTTGCATAGTTATATTCTCCCAACTATCACGATTGCCGTAATAGATAATATTGTCAATAATAAAAAACTCATCATTAGAGTTCACCGAATTCCTCTTTGAACATTTGATAATAAGCAACTGCCATGCAATATGCGAAAAAGGCAGTTAGTGATAATGTAATGTATAATAGTATTGTCATATGTCTATCTTTCGTTCATAATTGATTCTTCGATAGTATCGAATCTAATATCAAATTTAATGATATTGTTTTTAGTCATATTTTTTAGTTCATCTAAAAAGACTAGTTTTTCAGATGATGTATTAAGTGTCTTAAATTTATCAAATATTTCTTGTATTTTCATAGTTTTTCTTTCTTTTTTCGTTGTCATATGTCTTTATTATATACTATTCCACACCTTAATCAAGCGAATAATGGAGTATTATCCATTTTATCCCCTTGATTTCATTGGGTTTTTTATTTATTTGAAAAGTGTTGCATAAAAGACACACTAAAAAGTGTGTTTTTTGCGTTAAAATAGAGGGTTTTCCGTCTTATATTTGCATATAAAGTACGAATCAGCTACATCTGAAGCAGGCGAATTATAAGTGCAATCTAACTCGCTCAGAAGGTCAAATCCAGCGACTTCTTTGTATGTCTCTATCATAGCCTCTTTGTTAGAATTGCCCTTTCCTGTTGCATATTTCTTGATTGAGGAGGGGGCTATAAGTTCAAAAGGTATCTTCAACTTATAGAATTTGTATTTCAACATACCCATATTTTCTGCAATATGAAATGTCTTACCTTTACTGGCAAATGAGTAATCTTCTAGTTTGACTAGTGGATACGGTATTTTGGCAATAGATTTAGGGTAGTATGAATGTATAACTTCTATCACCCAATCAGCAATATTCTCATATCGTTCTTGGGCTGATAAGTACCCCTTATGTAGGGTGCCAGTTATATTTGGTCTGAATGTACCTTCGTATTTCTTCTTATCTGTTAGATAGTAAAAATCTTCAGCATTTTCTGTTTCAACACAGATAGCAGGGCAAGATAGTGAATAGTCAATACCGATTGATTTAATCATCTGAGTCGTGAAAAGAAATATCGTCTAGATATTCCTCATCTGATTCTTCTCTTTCCCAGCCACAAAATGGACAGTAAACGGCAATATAATGCTCTCTATCCATTTCGTGTTTTAGTTCGTACTCTGCCGAACAGTTATCGCATTTAAGCATTAGCAGCGATCTCTGTTGGAACAGGAGCAGAGGTGATGTCTACGATCTCACAAGAACCTGCTGTACAAGCAAGTTCTTGGGTACCAGTCGTATTATCTTCAGCCTCGTATTTCTTCAACTCTTCAAAGTTAACAGTCTTAGGCATTAACTTTTTAAGTTCGTCATACTTCTCTTTATCTATATCTTGATAAGGTGCCTGTTGATATGTATGGTCAGAATGAGGTAAGAAACTCACACCAGATACTTCGTCAAAGTGTTTGTATACCCATGCCCCAACTTCCATCCATTCAGCGTCTCTTACTGATATTGTGCAAGAAGGTTTATGTTCACACCAAAATCTTTGATATCTTAACCAAGTTTCTAACTGTTCGATAGCATTGTATTCATTTCTAGTTACCGCACCTTTAGGTGAAGCAGTAGGGAATGAAAATACACTAACCGATGTGGGATTCATTACATCTGGCTCATGTGGTATGCCTTGATCTTTCATCATTTCAGTTAAAGGATCTTTGTTATCACCTCGTACAGTTCGTACATAGTATTCAGAATGTCTTGTATGAATACCTGAAGCACTATCAACTAACTGACTTACAGTACCCGAAGGTTTAATGCAAGTAGTAGCAGCAGATTGAGGTATTTTAAGTTTCTTAGCAAGGTCTTTATTGGTTACAACTGAAACTTCTCTCATTGATCTTAACAGTTCTTCGTCTGCCTTGATAGTAAGTTTGTTATCCATAATACCTGTAAGTGATACACCAAGTAATCTCTCTTCTTCAGTATTTTGTCTCCATATCTTTCTTAGATATTTGATATCAATTAATGTAGATTGAAATGTACCTAATGTAGCAGCAATTCTAACTTTTCGTTTTAGATCATCTTCATTATCTGTAGCACGAATAACAACTTCAGTTAGATTACAGAATTGATATGGTCTTAATATGATTTCTGAACAAGGATTAGTACCGAAATCGTGTTCAGGATCTCTACGACCATTTTCAGCAACTTTCTTCTTTGCAGCCTCACGATTAAAGATACCTCGTTCACCAGACTTAGAATCGAATAATGCTTTCCATTCGTGCATAAACAATCCGATATCAGGTGTTCTAGTATAACAAGCACTATTGTTAGATAATGCTCTTTGTGGATTATTCTGCCACCAGTTTCCCATTTTTGCTTTACGAATTCCGTCATCTTGAATATTAGATAATGAGATTAATGCTGATCTTCTAACGCCACCAACTACAACTACTTCACCAACTTTACATACGATATCGTGTGCCTCTACACATTCTAATTTTCTACCTACAGCGTCTCTAAAGGTATTAATTGTAAAGTCAAATAGATTAACTAATGGTTGAGGACCAGAAGCACGACCACCAAAAGTTTTAAGTCTTGCACCTGCAGGTCTTACCTTTGATACATCAATCTTAGGTATCTGACCAGAGTACAACATAGCGATAAGTTCTTTATATGATCTTGCCCAACCAGCCTTACTATCTTCTACAACAATTACTGTATCAGTATGATTAAGTGATTCTGCAATCGTAGGTAATTTTCCTACATTATCTCTTTCTACTGAAAACCCAACGCCTGTGCCACATAATAATATGTACATTACTTCATCAAAGGATCTTACATTGTCAATAGGGATATAACTACAATTATAACCAGCAGTATGATCTCGGTCTAGTGCAGGTCCTGCCGTCATCAATGCTCTCATAGAAGGCATTACACCTAGATTTAATACTTCGTTCTCTAACTCTTCTCTATTTGGGATTTTATAATTATGTTTGTCTTTAAGATGACTTTCCATATAGTCAAAATATCTACCTACTGTTTCGGGCCACGATTCTCTTTTTTTATCTTCGTCTATAAATCTAGCATATCTAGATTTGTGTATGTATTGCTGATAGCTCGTGGGTAGATGGTTGTCCATAGGGTTATATCCTTTTCCAGTTATTGATTGTTTGTAGGGCCGAGAGTCCCTTTTGCGTGTTATTATATATAAGTTTCGAAACATCGCCGACATCTTTTTTGTGAATAACCATGTCATTAATATCTTTATATTTCAACGATTGAGGAAATATTACCACTTTATAATTTTTGTGTACAGCGGCGATCATTCTTTTGACTATGTGTTCATTACGAGGTTCATTATCGAATATCATTGTGCATTGTTCGGAGGGTATTTTAAGTGCGACATCTGCCCCAGCCATAGCAATACAGTTATCTAGAAATAAACTATCAATAGGACCTTCAACAATGTTAACAGGTTTATTTAAATCAAGTCTATCTAGACCATAAATCTTTTCTTTACTCTCATCTAGTTTGATGGTCACATACTTAGGTTGTTCTTGACCGAAAGCACGACCTTGAAATGCAAAGAATTTACCTGTTCTATCATAGAAAGGTATAATAACTCTAGGGTGATCATTCTTTGTGGGTAGTTTCTTAGGTATGATACTATTAACCCACTTGTAGAATTTATCACAGAAAAAAAGTTTATCTAAATGTTCTTCAGGTATCTTTCTTCTAGTGATAAATTCATAGGCAGGGTGTGTCTTATCAAGGCGATCATAACGAATTAGTTTTTTTAGAGCATTATTCTCTTCAAATTTTATAGGTTTCTGTATAAAGTCTGGTACTGATACAGGCTTAGAATCCTTGTATCTTTCTAGTACATATTCTTTATGTAATCTAGCGTCTAGAAACTTTATGAAGTTACCAAGAGACTGACCCATACCGCAGTTATGGCATTTGAAAAATAAATTATTCTTCTTCTCGTAAACAAATCCCCTAGATTTGGATTTAGATTTCACACTATCACCACAATGGGGACATCTGAAATTCCAAAGGCCAGGTTTCTTTTGTTTAAAGTTTGTAAGTCTGTTTGATAATTGATTTAGAAATTTTGTATCTATGTATGATGACATAGTAGTATTATAACATTTTACATCAGGTTTGTCAACACATTTGCCACAGGACTTACACTTATTCCTACAGCAACGGAAATACCAATAATGATCCATTTCCAGCGTTCTAATTCAGTCAACCTTTTGTCAAATTTTTGTGCCTCTGTTATAAAATATTGTTGTATATCATCAACTCGTTTGATTACAACTTTTTCGTGTTGGTTGTTTATATCTATAAAGTCTCTACTGGTACTTGTAATTCTACCATGCAATTCTTTAAGATCATCTTGCCAAAGATGGCGGCGAGACTCCATTGTATCAAGTATCTCTGAGTCATTTTCTTCAGCACGGACTAATCGTTCTTCATGTACGGCTAACATAGACTTAACACCCGATTGAATGTCTGTAAGTTTATCTATCGCACTATCTAATCTTCCGTGGATATCGGCGGCTGTGGCGTTCTGCTCTTTGATTACAGCGACTTCTCTTGTTAATTCATTGAGTAATTGATTATCTGACACTATTATTCCTTTTCAGGTTCGTAATAGTCCTTGTAAGTAATAATAATTTCGTGTTGAGCAATTATATGTTCTCTTAAATCTGCATAGTTCATACCCAATGCTTTGTATCCATCATCGGTTAATGCAAATAGAACAGGTTTCTTGCCGTTCGCTGTTAGTTCTTCAAAGACTTGTTTGTAGTTATCTATATTTATAACAATCCAGGTCACATCATTTGACTCTAATGGTTCTGGTTGTTCTAAATTTAATGGTGTTTTCTGTACAGCAACTTTTAATGTTTCTATCTTTTTAACACCGGCACAACCAGTTAAAAATAATGCAAGTATAATACTAATCAGTAGGGGTTTCATTTTTCTTCCCTTTCTGTTTTACCAATTCTTTACATTGTTTATTTTCTTTATCTTCTTTCACGACAGGAGAACCACTTGCAATTTCCATACATCTGTTTACATCTGCAACGGCCTTGTTAATTGTTTCTGCTGTTCTTTCAGGATTTTGCATTCCCCATTCTGCGATATCATATTTAGCAAATTTCTTTGTAAGTTCTTCGTTGTCTTTTCTAGCAGCGTCTAACTTAGCAGTTAAGTCTTTGTTT